CGAAACGAGCGGACTGAACGAATTCGTCACGCTTCATATCTTTGTTACGGCCACCTTCAACAGAAGGCATCTCACGCCATGCAGCCATCAGAGGCTTACAGTTATCATCAGCAATACACATGAAGATGTTAGCAACACCAGCTACAGTCTCAGTACCATCGCCAAAAGTTCCTTTAGGCAGACGGTTAGAAGTAACGATGTCCCATCCGAAGATAGAAGTAACAAACTTGTGCTCGCGTGCCCAGCCATTCTCGAATATGCCCTGCATAGTCGGGTTAGCATTCAAGTCACCAGTAACAACTTGTGATTTGTTGTTCAGAGTGGCTTCAACAACGGGGTCAACGATGCCTACACGGCCTTGTACAGGTACTTCAGCCTTGTCGAAGGCCAAGCGCAGCTGGATCAGGTGCTCGTAGTCAAAGATGTCGTTAGTCTCAGCAGAAGCGATCCTGTGAGCGAAACCGTTGATGTTGTTGGGGTCAGCGTTAGTTTGACTCGCTACCAGAACAGCTAGAGACTGGGTCTCGAAGTATTCTTGGATAGCGCGAGTGGCTTCTGCACCACGCTGAGCTGTTAGAGCCTCAACCTGTGCACCGTCTTGACGCATCTTATCAGTTACGTACCAACCGTCGCCGATGTACTCAGTGATGGTCAGAGTGACTTCACCAGTTTCGATAGGGCTGTACTTGATAGGCGCATCTTCAGAGATTTCCTGAATCTGAGCTTCGCCGATAGTTTTGATGTGTAGAGTCTCGCCGTTTCCGAAATCGGATACGTTACGATAGAACTCCATAGGCAGCAGACCATCATGCAAAGTCGTCAGGATGAAATCTGAGTACTGTTCCGCTTCCACAAAGGCGCGGTTGCTTTGAGATGTAATACTCATTGTTTATTCCTTAATAAAATAAGAGTTAGGATTCAGTGATGCCTAACCGCTTGTTAGTCGCCTTCCGACTCTCTCGGAACTTCTCAAGTGCAGAGTTCTTCGCGGGCTGGAACGGGTCAAATTTAGCGGGTCCGGTATCACTATCTTTAAATGCCGCAGGGTTAGCGGAGGAGTTAAGGTTCATACCTTGCTTCTTCTCGGCTGCACCCAACAGCTTCATGGCAGCAGTAGGACTCTTAGAAGCCAACGCATTAACGTCAGACTTGCTAAGGCCAGTTGCAGCTACAGCTTCGTTGTACTTTGCCTCAGCTTCGGAGCCATAGGCTTCCTTGAACTGAGCTACAACGAGTGCCGCATTCTGCTTGGCAGTGTTCTGTGCTTCCTTCTTGTCTACCACCTGTTCGAGCATGGCTGACAAAGTTGCCTCGTCTATTTGAGAAGAAGAACCTTTCTCTGGCTCCTGCCCCTCACGAGACTTTTGTAAGGCATCCACGACATCCTGTAAGGTGTTGGATTTTTCCACCTTGCCTTTGTAGTCGCTGTTCTCTGCTTCTAAGCGAGAGATATGCTCCTGCGCGGCTGCAAGACCCTTGATGGCGTCTTCCACAGTTTTGTACTTGGGGGTGCCTTCGGCGTTGACGATACTCGCTAAGAGCTGGTCTGCTGTTGCTTGATCGTTGTTGCCTTGATCGCCTTGCTGTTGTGCAGGTTGGCCACCGTTGTTGAAGATTGATTGGTCATCATTCTCCATAATTTTAATCCTTAAGTTTGAATAAGTCGATGAACTCTTCAAGAGCACGTTCGTACCCAATTGAGTCCGCTTGGTAGAAAGGCCAGCTCGCACTCTCGTACTGCTTAGGAGACTTTGATTCAGCTTTGTGAGCCGCTAGCTTCTTCTCAAACATAAGCGCGAAGGCGTCGAATAGATCATCGGCAGCCTTACATCGACTTATGAATTCTTTGTTGGCACTTTCGTCCTTACCTAATACGCTGCTTGGTATCTTCATTCTTCTGAAAGTCCTGGAGTCATTACGTTAGTTAAGTTGGACTCAGCTCCCACATTTCGTACATCGTTGAGTTCAGATTCTTCAACTGCTGCCACATTAGGCCGCATTAAGTCGAAGCGTCCCAGCTCGAAGATGTCCTCGATCATGGTTGCTAATGCCTTCCCTGAGATGTGAGGTGTAATTATCTGTCCCAGTGGACCGTTTAGAGCCACCGACAGGTTGGTCATAACCTCTTTAGCCTGTCCAAAGTGTCTTGCGCCTACAGGACGAATTGCCCCGTTATGCACAAGCTCGTTCTTTGAAATCTTCGCGAAGTCTACGAAACCTAGCTCCTCGTCCAGAAGCGGTATATCTGTACCGCCTTCGTGGAGAATAGCTTCGGATAAGCAGCCTTGCAAGAGCTTCTCTAGGAATATCTCAAATGTTACAGTCTTCTCGTGGAAGATCCTACCCGCTGCGTTTTCCAGCTTCGTGACCTCTCCCAATGTCTTCTCGCCTGGAGTTCGGAATCCCATAGCCTCTTTCGGGGCACCGGCATACTCTTCCATGCGGGCTTCCAAGAATGCGATCTCCTGCTTGGCCGTTGCTACGCCTGACAAGTCGCTGGACATTGTGCTGACCGCTCCCTCGCCTATGATCTGGATCACCTCTTCAGGTGCCCACGCAAACGGCTCTACGTCCCCTTGAATAACCACAATGGGATGCACGATCAAGTCGGTAGCATCTGCCTGTGCGTTCTGGAGGTGGTCGATACGATATTGCATTCCCACGAGGTTGTCTAGCGGACCCATGTGATACAGGTTGTCCTGACGTTTACGCCAGCCTGCTGAAACAATATTCCCGACACCCTCCGGAGACGGTATATCTCTTTGTGAAACCATAATGCTCCGGTCGATCACTATGATCTCCTGAGACTCTTTCAGTTCCATTGTCTCTTTGTCGTAGTAGTCCCCAAGGAATCTCAAGATCTCTACGTACTCGCCGCCATAATACTCCTTCAGGTTTCCGAAGCCGTCTACGGCAAAGCCTATAGCTTTCTTAGTATCTGCAACAGTATAATTGCCGATGTTAGAACGCATGGACATTGTTTTGTCGTAAGCAGTTTGCCAGACGGGATCTTTGGCTGCAAGAGCCTTAATCTCTCCGACTGACTTAATGTACCTTACGATCTTTGGAGCCTCTTCAAAAGTAGGAGCCGTTGGGTTGAACACGATGTCCAGAGGACTGATACGCCGGATTCGAGGTCCGACATAGCTTGTATGTTCGCGGCCTTGTATATCCATACGGCGCCTTCCGAAGTCCCACTCCGATTCTCCGTAACAGTTTCCGTAGTCGATGTAGTCAATCAATAGTGTACTTACGTCGTTGCGTAGGTCGCACTGCTCCATCTTGTGTCGAATGTACGCTGTAATCATTTGCTTCACTTCTTTAGAAGCAGAAGCTTGATCGTAGCTGTCCCAACGGAGCCAGTTGTCATTAGGGAAAATTGCACCTAAGTAATTGCTGTGCAAGTTGTCACGGATCTGACAAAGCTTGGGCATTGTAGTGGAGTTCTTCCACTGCCCTTGGTTTGTGGTCGTGCCGGTATCAGTGGCGGTGACGTAAGAATGAATTTCAATCTTCTCAGCCTTCCAGCCCTCCCGCTGATTATCCCACTTGTCCCACAGAAACGCTACGCCTCTGCCCGTCGAATCCGATAACTCTCCGAACATGACTTGGAGTTCTGCTACTTTACCTGCCATTTGATACTCCACCAAATTTACTATGGAAGACTACATTCGAGCCTTTCTTGTGTGTGTTACCCATGCTCCGCGGCACCTTAGCGATAGCCACAGCACTTGCGAGGGCGTCCTTCAAATCGTCGTGAGGAGGGCGAGCCAGTATAAGCTCCTCCTCCAAGGCGTTCGTCAAGCCGCCTTTCACATGCCACATGGTTAAGTTCTCATACCGCGTATCAAGGATAGAGGCTATTCGCTCCTCCTTAGTGCCCTCGTGCCGTGACTGAGTCTTCTCGTCAATACTCAAGGTCATACCGTGCTTACGGATGTAGTCTTTAAAATCTCCCACGATCATGCTCTGAGCCGCGTTAGTCTCTGCTCGGAGCTGCCTGAACATCCATTTCTCGTGCATGTGTGCAAGGTGCTCGAACATTACTTGTATACGGTCAGTCTTGAACCTATCCATGTCAACCACGTAGATGTAGCCTTCGGAGCATACCGCAATAACTACGATTGCCGTGTAATCCGATTTCTTCTTCGTAGTGTACGCGAAATCCATCGCCGCATAAATGTTGCATCTGCGGTTGTTGACAGTCCATTCGCCTTCCGAATACCTGATCGACTTCGGCTCAATGTACTGGAATCGGTTTCGGTTGATTCGGTTAGACCCAGGGGCGTTCGGGTTGTTGTAGTACTGGGCGTAGAACTGGACGACATCGTCATACTCCGCTTTTATACGTGATAAGATGTTCTTGTTAAAGCCATACGACTTTCCGTTCTTGATTGTTCGCGGCCAAGTGAATCCCTTCTCAGGGGTCTCTACAGGCCTCTCCAAAATCTCCCACACTGGACGCTTCTCTACAAGCTCGTCGTTGTCATCAAAGACCTCGTACTCTTGCTCTTTCCAAGTTTGGTATATATCCATGGGGTGGTAGCGGGTTCCGCAAGCCAGCGTGAACCCTCCAGGATTTCGGATAGAGGTTAACTGCGAAGCCTTCTTCGCTACCATCTCTCTACCTTCAGCCGTGTAGGCGTTCTCTGGTATAACCAAATCGTCCGCTACGATTACGTCAGCGTGCCATCCCGTGGTGTTAGTGGTTAAGCCCGCGGTAGCAATGGTAGCATCCCGCGTTCCCTCTTCGCTCCTTTGGGGATGGTCGATTATAATCTTCTTTGTGTTCCAAGCCTCCCTCTTACCTTCTTGAGGATGTATATACTCAGGAAAGAAATGTTGGTAAGCCGCACTCTCTAGCAAGTTCTGGATGGCGAACAACTGGGTCTCAGCCAGTTCACTCGTCGCAGACAGATAGAGGATTGTCACTTCTGGGTGCCTTGTAATAATCCAAGCACACCAAGTCGCAACTTCGTGACTCTTCAAGTGTGCCCGTGCTAACATCAACAGCTTGTTAGCTGTTATCGAGTCGCCTTGGCCAAACAAGGTGTAGTCCATTAGCCACTTGTAGTTCTCCATGTGAATGTCCCCATAGGCATACTGGGGATTCATAGTCAGGGCAAAGACGCGGAGATCCTCTTTACACAGCTCTCGCCGCTCAAGGGTCTCCGTCGACATACTCTTTATCAATTCTTGCGAGTCTTTGTGCCAGCTCATGGACTACCTATTTTGTTATTGGCGTAATAGGTGTCAGGAAACGTCTTGCCTCCTGAGTTACCTTTGCGTCTTGGTTGATCCGCTTATCGACTTCTTCCTTCGAAGGGCGACCGGCACTCCGCGTCTGCCAGCCCCTATCAGCCAGAAACTTGTTTGCTTGGAAGTGCCCCTCGTCCGCTTGGACGCCGATATTGCACAGTGCCTCGCAGCGAAGAGCAACTTCCAATTCCTCTTTCCATTCATCCAGCACAGAGCTGAAGCTCGAAGACTCCAACGCTTTCCAGTGCGGGTACCCTCCGAGATACTTACTTGCGAACTTGTAGCCGGTCATGTCCTTAAGTTCGACGAACCGCTTCCTCCCCTCGTCCACAGTCATAATGACGGTGTCGGGAGACTTGGCTGTCTCTTTGAACAGGCCAGTAGTAAGCCAACGGTTCATCACATCTTTAAACATTAAACTACATCCTCAATCGCTAAGTTTGCGTCGAAAGTAACACCTTGGTCTACCGATATAGCTACGATCCAGTCCCAGTTGTCCAGAGTGCCAGTCAGGGTTGGAACCCCTGCTACACCCCACTTAAACTGCGTGGCATTGAACGTAACAGTGGACGCTCCATCAGAGATTATCTTAATGCTGGCAGCGTAAGCAGTGCCGTCTGCCGCGGGGGGATTAATGATAATCAAGTCATCTATGTCAGCATTAGGCTGTACGACGAAAACTGTTATGTCACCGAACTGAGCATCTAGCTCTACATCGCCGGACACGTTAATATAATCAGCAGCGCCCTCTGGAGGCTGTGCGTTTACGACTTGCGTAATCTCACTGATCCTCATAATGAAGTTGATATAACGACTTGCCGGTATATTGGCGAAGGCCGGTAAGCCTTCTATAGTGTGGGTGTGGCCACCGCCACCTCCAGTGTACCCAGATATGGGAGCTGTCTCGCTGGTAGAAGCACCAGCCCTACCGCGGGCTACACTACTTGTCTCGAAGTGAGAGTCGCTCTGGCTTGACGCATCCATTTCGATAGCCAAACTCTGGCTAGGAACTTCCCCAGTTGTTAACGTATGGCTGTTTGTTGTGGAAGGCAGGGTTATGTTGTGATCACCTAAGATGCTAAGTACGTCCGCAGGGTCGGTGGGCATCAGGGCGAAGATACCTCGCAGATCGACTGTACCATTCGTGCCGTCGCAGAGCGCCCAACCGTCCGGAGCAACTTCACTAGGCCACAAGATTATGCCAGTCAAAGGGAGAGCATTCACACCCAACGCCTTTGCTACATTACCGTTGGCCAGAAGGACGTCTGATACCAGCGTCTCATCAGGAGCCACTCCGCCGTAGTCGGCGAGGGTTTGGACGTAGAACTCTTGGTGTCCACCGTCCGCCACGACGTCTAGGCCGTTTGTACGTACACGCTGTCCCGCCTGTAGAGTGGCCGCCTTTAGTGCGGCCTTAGTTGAAAAATCGCTCATTTAAACCTCGTCAATTATACGAAGGGGCTAGTTGCCACGAATGACCATACCGCCCCTGCGTTATCTGTTACTCCAGGATTGTTGTGGTCGTCTCCTGAACCGCCTACGACAATCATCTCGTCGTCGCAAGCTACTGCCGAACCGAATAATGCTGGGCCGTAAACTGTAGTTGCTGTTATCGCTTGTTTCTCAACAAGAAGACCCCCCTCGATACGGAAGATGTAAACCTTACCTTGGTTCGTGGCTATCGTGTCGTCGCCTGCGGCACCGATTGCAACCGTTGTTCCTGATGGAGCTATGCCTACTGCGCCCCGTCCCGCGAAGTTGTCGGTACTTGAACTTCCCGATGGTACTACTATTTCTACGAGTGACCATCCTGTGCCGTCACGGGTATAGTGGTACAACTGTCCGCCACCCGAAGGTGCACCGGTTCTGTCTCCCACAAATAAGCGTGTTCCGTCGTCAGATACAACAACTTCTGTTGCATACGTTCCACCGGCTACAGTCATTACATCTACTTCTGACCAAGTTGTTCCGACTCTTGTAAACGTCCATACTTTTTGTGCGACGTGGTCGCCTACAACGAATATATCTCCGTCGAGGTTCATCTTCAGGTTTCGTGTTTGGCCCACGTCGGCTGGTGATCCGCTTGGTGTTATGATCTGCTCTTCTGCCATAACTGCTAGCGGTGAGATCGTAGCTACGGCTATTCTGCTGCCTTCGATACAACTCATGCCCACGCGGGTTCCGTCGCCAGAGATACACACGCCAGCGCCCCAGCCATCATTGGCTATTGCTGTTGATGGCGTATATCCTGTTGGTGCTCCATTTACCCACGCGCCTCCAGCATTGTATCTGGGATGTACCACTCCCGCTGCCGCTGGAGTCCCTACGTTTCTTCCGTCTTCTCCATACGCGCCAAAAATACAGTTCAGTGATTGGCGATCTAGTGCGCCGTCCCAGCCGAAGTATCCGTTTATTATTCTGTCTGCACCACCGTCTGTTGCTGTGTCGAATACTAGAACATTTCCAGTCTCGTCGTAGTGGTGGCCGAGACCGGCATTCAAGACTACTCCGCCCACATCTACGTCTCTGCGATAGCCTCCTATCAGTACGCCGTCACGGAGACCTTCTCTGCCTATGTCTACGAATGTACCGAACCTTGCGTCTTCTTCGTAGGTGGCTGCATCTGCTGCAACGTCTATGAACCGCGCCTCGTCGTATGTTGACCATGGGTTAGGGTACACGATAGGAGCACGGCTCTCGGAAGCTTGCAACAACTTTTGTGCTATTCGACTTAGGTAAGCCATTCTTGTCTCCGTTATCCAACTTCACCCGCTGTTAACCAGCCGTCGTATGTTGTTCCGTTGTCAATAGTAAGTGCAGTGATGTAGTCCCTGTCGCCGGATACCGCGGATAGCGTAGGAGCTGCTCCGCCTGCCCACTGGAACTGGGAACCGAAGGTCACTCCCGACGCACCGTCCGAGATGATACGCAGCGTGATCGCAAAAGACTTGTCTGTATCCGTGGGGGTGTTAGTCACCGATACGTCTGTTACAACACCTGTCAAGGTGATATTGAACAGGGACACATCCCCGTTCAAACAGTCTAGTACTACTGCGCCTGTTCCGTCCACATCTGCGTAATTAAGTTTTGCACCCGCTCTATCCGCCACTGTGGCCACGCCTTCAAGAGGCACGGTCTCATCAGTTACCTCCACCTTGGCACGAATTACTGTACCGGCTGGGTAGGAGTTGTATAGAGTAATGCTTCTTGCTGGGATATCTAGGTCGTAATCAGTATCAGCAACGAGCGTCTTTCCGTCCGTTCCAAGGCTTGACACGTAAAAGTTTGCCAACGTTAGATCGGAAGAGAAGGTTACTAAGGTCTGTCCAGACGTCAAGGTTACGTATTCATTCACATAGGTCAGTGAACCTCCTGTACCGTCTCCTCCCGCCAGTAGATCGGTAACGATGGAGAGCACTTGCCCGAATGTAACAGGCTGGCCTGAGGACGTGGCAGCTGGAAGGTTGTATATGCGATTGTAGTCCATATCCAGATCCGTGACCATCTCATTGGCCTCCCCTTCGGGGTTGTCTCGATATAGGACTAAGTTGTTCAGTGCGTCCTCAACCTGCTGGAAGCGAGAGTTCAGAGCTGTCGCTGACGCAAACTGAGTGGCGATGTCTGGTATGTTAATCTTAGCCATTGTTTATTTCCAAGGTTGCTTGAACTGTTGCACTAGCCAGCCTACGACGTAAGCTAATGCCTCGTGACTCTCAGCGGTATACTCCACACCTACCCAGTCCAGTGTCTTCACTGCCATGTGGGTGGCTTCGTGCGCCATAGAGTTATAATCTGTTTTACTCTTTACCGCCATAACGCCACAGAAGACACCGCCATTCAAACCCTCTACAAGGGTGCAGTATCCTGAACTGTGGTCGGGAGCTATTAACTCCACTATCTCTTTTGCTAAGTCTGTTTCCATCCCTAGCTCTACTAGCCCTGACACAAAACCTTTATCTCCTGTACACAGGATGATGGGGAGGTCATACGGGTGTAGCATGATTAAATTATGATTAGCTCTCATACTGCGACGGCTCATAAGAGGCCGAGTAGTGATTACACCCTGTTACCACTAAGGCCGTGGTTAGGACTATGGCGATAAGTCCGTGGACTAGCCAATAGGCAATGTCGTGCCCCTTGACCACCGTTTTAAATCCTGGGATATACCTTAGCATATCAACGAACCAGTTCACCAAGGAATGGCCTAACTGGAAGATTACGAATAGCAAGCGTAGGTGAGGGTTGGGATAGGCCGTTAGCCTGTCTTTAATATCCCATAACTCCTTATCTTTCTTGAACAATAGTTTATCTAAAATCGACATGATTGTGTATACCTGTAAGGATACTCTGAGTTCTCCTCGCAGTTATCCTTTGATTGTTTGTTAAAGCTTCTCCCTTCAAGCAACCTATTCAGAGGTATCTGTACATCAAGGTGTTTAAGTATCTGGGGTAGCCGCGTGTTTATATCTTCGTACTTAACCCTGTATCCTTCTAGGGTCTCAAGGTGTTCTGCCATCTTCATGTAGCAGTTAGCTAGATCCTGTACATTGTACGGTAGGACGAGGAAGCGTTGCATCGACCTCATTGCCTCCCTCCAATCCCTCTCAATGATAACTGTATTGCCTACTGGCTTGGACAGCGCATTGGGGGTGGAATTGAGCAGTATCTTCCCTTTGACCTCTGGGTAGATATACGACTCATAGTCGTGGAAGCAGTGGTAGTCACCGTGCGTAAGGAAGTGGCTGAACCAGAATGTTCTGGATCTGGGCAGTCCTATAATGGTTGCATGAAACATTAGTGGGTGTGCTCCGGTGCCGGTACGTATATGGTCTCTGACCATTCACCCCAGCGGACTAGGTCTGGGTACAGCTCGTATACTTCTCTGGCTCTTATTCGTAAATTGTAGGGTATGCCGTCCATGCCTGCCGTCTGGAAGACTTCCTCATTACAGAGGTGGTAGGTCATTATCTTAAGATCTTCTGGATCGGTCTCACTGGCAGGTAGCCCAACGTAGTGCCACTCGATCTGGCACTTAAGCACTGTATGGTCAGGGATAAGATCCCCGTTCTCATACGTGGCAGGCTTGTCCCAGCTTACCTCCAGACCCCAGCACCCTCCGAGCAGCAGTGCTATTACTGGAAGGAAGAAGCCTAGCCTTTTCATCTTTTTGCTTTCCGTTTGGTTCCGCTGGATGTTTTCTTCTTTATTTGCTCTTTCTGCCTGCTGGCCTTAGTAGACTTTACATTGCTCTTGATACCGCGCTTGCCGGTCTGCTCATTGGCCTTAACCTGCTTATTGCCGGTATTGGTCTTCTTGGGTAGCTTGTTCCCAGCCGCGTCTCTCCCCATCCGTTTAGCCCGTGCTGCATCGTTGGCTTTACGTTTTTCGGGATCAATCTTATTGCGATCGAATACCATCTCGCCTCTAGGCATGATAAACTCCAGAATGTAGGCAGCAGTAGCCTGAGTGTACCTCTCACTCATATATCGGGGGATTAGACATCCGGCCTGCTGTAAAAGGGTTTAGGGAGAGCCTATAGCTAACTCCCTCTGTATTATTGCGTCTAGCACTTTCTTAGACGTATACTATATATTACGTAGGAATCTAGGAAACCGGAAGTAAATACTTCAGAAAGTAATTAGACGCCTTCGGCATGACGCAACAGGGATGTCTGCCAGTTAGCTCCCTGCAAAGTCAGATTGTCAGAATTTCTGTCAGAATGTTATTAGGGGCCATGCATCTAAAAAGCAATGTCAGATCCCCCCCTTGCCCCTTTATAACCAAAGGTTATCACAGATGGAGCCTTATCCCTTCTGGGCATATCCATTAAAGTACTATCACACCTTTATGACCTAACCCTTTGATTCTAAACGACTTTGTTAGCTGAACGCCTCCGGCACGAACCAAACTGGTGCACCCGCACCATGTTGGAACTATCATTGCCCTGTTATGGTGCACAATGCCAATCCAACCCAGCTCCATTCTGGTTATAACTATTGACCT